CCCTGCATTTTACGATCTTTTCAATTGGCAAAAGATCAGAAACCTTGACCACAAACGTATCACAAGCATAGGTAAAGTTTCCGCCCCTCTCCTTCTCACCCTCTCTTTTGAGAACTGCCTTCTTCAGATATTCCTCTCTTGGCAAAGCCCCTGCAACTGTGAATCTTCGCTTTTTCTCATTGTAGAATACAAAGGCGTAGATATCGTTTTCAAGTGAAGCCTGGGCGCTTGAAAGATCCACGTTGTAGTCGCTGCTGATTGGAAAGCACGTCCTCATAGTCTTGACGTCTACTCTCATGCCCTGGACGGTGACATCCCAGCGCTGCATCCTGTTTCTTGTTAGCCTGGCCTTTAGACCCTTGTCCTTGCAGTGCTGCATGAAGGCCATCTCGCCCTTTACTCCTATCAGCCTAGCCTGGCGGCTGGGCGGGAAAATTGATGGTATTGGCACTACGCATCAACGCCTACAGGTTCTGCCTCGATCTTCATTTCTGTATACTCTTCGGATGAAACAAGGAACTCTGATTCAGGCCCGGTAGATAGATTGATATAGCCCTTCCTGTTGCGCCCTGTTTCTATGTTGGTCACTGTGACTGTTAGCCCCACCAGCGGAGACTTACTTTCCAAAGTCCTTATGCGCTCTAGCATTGGATTTGCAGGGACTATTCTCCCTGAATCAGTTTTATACATCGAAGTGTCGTAGCAGTTTAGCCAGATGCTGAATTTACCGTCTGTGAGCTCCACGCCCCTGGACTTAGCCCTGTACTTATGCTCCCAAGAATAAGGCCTTTCGGTACTCAATTTATTGACCCTTGCTGTGAGCCTTTCTATTCGACCATTTCTGATCTTTTGAGCTAATGACTTCTCCGAAAGATTGTCAAGCTCCTGCCACGAATTGCCATCGGGATTTTCCCCGCCCGGCTTCCACCCGTAGGACATTGCTGCAAGCCTTATAGCATCCTCTTCCTCAATGCCATATCTTCCGCCCTTGTACTCCTTTTCTATCGCCTTCTTGTACCAATCCGGATCTTCCGGATGATGCTTCTTAGCGTAGTCTACAAGATACTCCTCAGCATTTACGCTGTCTACAAAGGACTGACTGGGCTTGTTTAGAATAGAATTTTTCTTTTCTAGATCTAGTTTTACTAGAACTAATGCACTTTCTTCTGTCACCCCCTTTTCAACTTTTTTTAGGTCAACAAGACGGGAGAGCTCGTTTATCGAGACCCCATGCTTGCTGCATATTTCCTGTTTTATTTCCTCATAGGCCATGTATGATGCACCTTTTTGGGAGAGGGCAAAGCCTTTGGATTGTATCCGGCTATACGCTCTCATAACAATTTGGTGACTTTTGATTAAAGGCATTTACGTGGTATTTTAGGATTTTACAATGGCTGTGCAATTATTATTTTGAATATAACTCTTATTTTTAGGGCCAGAACTTGATTATTTTTTACTCAGATTATATATAATAAGAAAAGAATGAAAGGAAAATAAGTTGGCCTTAATTTCAAGGTAAACTTTTTTCCTATCCTTAAGAAGTGTTTCATAATTAATTATTTCTCTCGCTCATCGCATAATATAGCATAGTCGCAGTTTCCACACTCCCACCCGGGTTTTGGTGTGAAATCCTCATCCATTATCTTAGTTATAGTTTCAAGAATCTGATCTTTTATCGCCTCTATGTCCTCATCCTTTGGCTCAATAACGACCTTTTTATTTTGCCGCAAATACCAGAGCCCAACTTGCTTTGGCCTCTTCCCAAAGAGCTGTTGCACCGCCATGTCATAGATCAAAAGCTGAAAGTCCTTTCTCAATTCATTTTCTGACATTGGCGTTTTAGAGGTCTTATAGTCCCAGATTATGTAATCATCACCGTCCTTGTCAACCCTATCGATAAATCCCCTTATACTATAATTTTCAAGTTTTATCGTGAAATTTTTTTCTGCCTCAACTATAGTTGTGCCTATATTTTGCTGCTCATGAATGAATGTATCTAGGATTTCAACTGCATCGTCCATTGCTTCCCTTTCCGCTTTCTCAGTTGTATACCCTGCACCTTTCCAAAAAGCCTTGAGGTATCTTATGGCAAGGTGGATATCGATAGGCTCTCCTTCCATTACCTTTTTTGATAGCTCTTCAATGACGTTGTGGACAGTTCCCCCAAAATCAAAGTACGGTTTTGGAAGAGTCGGTATTCTATAGACATAGTTATACTTGTAAATTCGTGGGCACCTCTTATAGGTGGTAAATTGAGAGGCGGAGAATGTTAGTTCTTCTTCTATTATCTTATCCTTCTTTATCTCGCCCTCTTCTATCTGCTTAAGAATGGCCCCATAGTCAAGCTCTTCTAGATTTTGGACAATTGATTTAGGTTCGTTTCCCTCTAGCTTTTCTAAGAGCATGAGCTTTGGTAGAACCTTCCCATAATCATTTCTATGAAGGTCTGATATTATCTCGCCGATATAGTTTTGCCGTATCAATCCTTTAATTGAATCTTCCTTTATCGAGATTGGGTCCGCCCTTGGGATTATGAAGTCTATATTCGGATTTTTGGTATAATCTATTTCGTCAAGGAACTGGCTTGTTTTAGAGTCCCTTTTATTGTCGCCATACCTTTTGGCATAAGTGATGAAAAGCTTTTTTTCTGCTCTTGTAATTGATACATAGAACAATCTTCTCTCTTCCTGTAAATGCAACTCCCTTTCATCAAACTCATTTTGCACCCCATTTAATAGCTCCTTTGGGATTTCAAACTTGTCACTCCTATATCTTGCGGGTAGCCTGCCACTGACAAGGTCTGGGACAATAACAACTGGAAACTCCTTACCCTTTGCCGTGTGAATGGTCATAACCTGGATGACGTTATTTTCTTCACCCGTCTCAGTCTTTATTTCAAAGTTTGATGCGTAATCAATAAAATCAATAAAATCTTCTAGCTCGCTATCCCTGTAAAGATTATAGTAGTCAACTGTGAACTTATAGAACTGGTTTAGAAGAGAGATGTTTTTCTTGTTATCAAGGCTTACTTCATACTTATAAAAATCAATATCAAAAAGTATCTTGTATACGAGCTCGGGAAGATTTACAACTGTTTTTTCAGATACTATGAAGTTTAGCTTTTCTTTGATGTGATTGAACTTATCTTGGTCTACATCTATTTCTTTTATACTCTCAAACGTTTCATACAAGCTTAACTTGTTCTTGTGGGCATACCTTGTGAATCTTGTTACCTCAATAGCTCTAATGCAAATCTGCTTTCTTTGAAGAACTCTTGCTATCTCAATATTCGACTCAATGGGGTTTGATGCGATTTTTATAAAGGATACGACATCCTTGATTAAAGGCTCTCTAAAGAAGTCAGAGTTCCCAACAAACTCGTAAGGCATCTTGTGCTTGTCAAACGCATCTATTATCGGCTGCGCATCCTTCTTTCTCCTGACCAATATGGCGATTTCTTTGTAGTCATGATTTTTTAAAAGTGTTTGAACTTGATTTAATATGAAGTGTGACTGCTCCTCTTCATTGATTAGCTCTGAAACAGTTACCTTTTCCCCCTCTTCATTTTCTGTGAAAAGTTTCTTTACAAATCTATCAGGTTTGTTTGATATCAGCTTGTTTGCAACACTCAAGATATTTTTCGTGCTCCGGTAGTTCTGCTCTAAGACGATCTCTTTGTGAGTTGGGTAAGTTTCTCTAAACTCAGAGATGTTTGTGAGGTATGCGCCTCTAAACCGGTATATGCTCTGGTCATCATCGCCCACGACTGTTAAGTTTTGGTGTTTTGCTGCGATTAGATTTACAATCTGAAGCTGGATAAAGTTTGTGTCCTGGAACTCATCAATAAGAATGTATCTGAATCTTTCCTGATATTTTTTTAGTATAGTTGGCCTTTCCTTTAAGAGCTCATAGATCTTTGTCAGCATGTCCCCGAAGTCAATGATGTTATTTTTTGTCTTGTAATCCTCATAGTGTTTGTAGACCTTTAGTATATCCTTAAGCGTTTCCAGCCGCTCGTAGTTTTCAAGGTCTAGCTTCTCCTTTGATTTGTTTTCAATGTAATTCTCAAGCTTTTCAATAGTTACAAACTCATCCTTAAACTTTGAGATGATTTTTCTGAGCTCTTCGACAAGTGTGATCGGCTTAAATCCAACTTTTAGGAATTCAAGGTTAAATGAGTCTATGTTTTTGATAAACCATACTAGCTGTGCAGTATCCTCCATAACTTTCAGAGGGGAGTTCATTTTGAGCCCTAAAATATTGTCTTCAATTAATTCCTTACAAAATGAGTGGAATGTTGTGATGATTATATCCTCTGTTGATCCAACGAGCTTGTTTACTCTATCAAGCATCTCTGCCGCCGCTTTATCTGTGAATGTCAAAGCTAGGATATTTTCCTGAGGTATTCCTGACTCTACGAGGTATGCAATCTTTTTTGTGATAACGCCTGTCTTTCCACTTCCAGCACCCGCAATGATCAGTATGGGGCCTTCTATTGATTCAACGGCCTCCTTCTGTTTTGGGTTTAATTCGTTAAGTAATTCTTCTTTATTCATTTTAAGCATCCCATTATTAGAATTAGATAATTTAATTTATCTTTTTATATATTTAAGGATATGGACGGTAGTTTGTGAGAAAGGTCTATTTTTAGGGCCAGAACTAGATTAATTTTACTCATATTTATTAGAATAAGAAAAGAGTGAAAGAGAAATCGGAGGGGGTTAATTTAATTCTCTTTCAATCATACAGAATATATTTAGTAGGATCATGTTCAAAATTAGTAGACCTGCAGTTGGGACACCTTGGGGGCGCATCTAAAGTATAGTTTCCCCCACACTCGCATTTACCGGCATACTCTTCGAATGATCTGTATTTTGAGGGGGCTTCACGTAGTTCCATAAAGTACACAGTTTTTCCCTTGCCGCATTTGTCACAGTGCAGGTCACGATTAGTGAATCCACCGCCTGTTTGAATTGAATATCTTGTGCCACAGTCCTTGCATATAGCTTCAGAAATGCATCCCATACATAATTTGAAATGTTAACACTATTTATTGTTAACTGAAAAAATATCTTCCATAGGGTTATATAATTGTAAGATAAAAAATATAAACAGTAATACATATCATAAATAAGGTAATAAAAATGGGCGCAATGTTACCAATATGTGTTTATTGTAAAAATCAAACAAAAGAAGGCTGTAAACATTTTGGAGTATTAGTTCCAAGATTAATCCTAGATGCTCGTTTTAATCATAAAACACCAGTTGACAAAGAAAATATATTATTTGAATTTATGGATGATATATCTGATGAGAAAAAAGAAGAGATTAATAGAGAATTTTTAGATAAGGCGGAAGCAGAGAAAAGAATGAAAGAAATAGAGCATTTGATTTTCTAAGGTTAGAAGTAAAAGACGATCTAAAACACTTTGTCCCTAATCTTAGGGCCTATTCCATCGTTTCTTTGATCTCTTTTAATCTTTTTAATATGTCAAGGACTAATCCATTCTCAATTGAGGCAGCAATAAAGCCCCCGCCCATAGTAAGCCTATCTCCTGCTAAGATCTTTTTGAATAAAGCCCTAATGTCCAGTATATTAGCTTCTGACAAAGGAATCTCTCTATTAAGTAATAAAGATATATGATCCCCATCTCTACTCTCTCCACAACTAGTGGTAAAATTTTCCTTGTAGAGCATACGAAAAAAATTGATAACTTCTACTGAATCCTCCACCCAGCAATCCACTACAGTAAAGAATATATTGTCTTTGTTTTCAAAATACGGCATGAACTCTAAGACCTTGTCTATGTTTTCTTTTGTTATAGGAACTTGTTCTAAGGTCATTTTAATCATACTCTAGAGGATTTATAGATTTAAATTAGTATTTAGAGGTATACCTATCAATATTTTTTTCATTTATTAATACTAAGAAGGATAATATTTCCCTAATCAAGTTATATATAACTAACCAGAAAATATATTAATGTTAATTTCCAAATCATTTTACCCTTAAATGGAGGTAATGCCATCTCAAATAAAATAACAAAAAAAGAAGAGATTTTATTAGATAATTTGAGAAAAGATGCACGGCAAAGTTATACTCAACTGGAAATTAAATCTGGTATAAATCACCTTACAGTTAGGAAGTATATATCAAAATTAGAAGAAGATGGAATAATATTGGGTTATTCCCCTGACTTATCACTTGAAAATATCCAAAATTTGTATATACTTTTATTTAAAGTCCGTGAAATAGGTAAGGAGACTATAGACGATTTTAATAATAATGTTTCTACAATATTAGATAATTTAGATAATTTTAGACTTATAGATTTTTATTCTACTTTAGGAGAATATCAATTTGTTTTTGTAGTTGGTTGCGATTCACTTAATGACCTTAACATATTTATTGAATATCTTAAAAAAACGTTCCAAGGCTTAGGGGATTATATATTACTTAATGGAATTAGAACAAACTTTAGGGGCTCTCACTTAAATTTAAAATAATTTGTTGGCCTTAGTATATGTCAAAATTTTTATTAATTTCCATAAATTTATAAGTATAGGCCTTAAATCTAAAATGATTAAAATGCCTGAAATAAGTAAAAAAATATATAATGTTGATGAATTCTCTAAAAAATTTATAATTGATTTATTAGAAGATGAACAAACTCACGGCCTAGATATTGATTGTGTTTATTTTAATAATAATAAATGGATTATTCTAGAATTTTGTAAATGTGATACTGTTGATCCTCACGATAGCCACCCAAATAGGTATGCATTCAATTGGAAAAAATTTGCAACTTTATTTGAATTGTCTAAAAAATTAGATGGCAATTTTTTAGTAATAAATTATAGTCACGATGAGCGATGGAAAGATCATGTTAAGATAATAACTGTGAATAACGTAGATTATTCCTTGATAAAAGAAGCTATTGGTAAAGGTAGGCCAAGCTATGTTCCATATTTGGAAAGTAAGGAGGAAAAACTTTCCCTTTCTGAATTCAAAAAGGTATTTAAATCAATTAATCAAAATTCTTCCGGACCGTGGGGAAACAGTATATAATTTCAGAATGACGATGATAAAATGGAAATGAGTTTACTAACTGAGATAGAATTTCTATTAAAATCTGATGAAAGATTTATCGCCGATGGTAAATTATTGAAGAATGAAATAATTGATAATGCATTGAAGCATGATAGTACACTAATAACTTTATTATTATCTAATGAGAAAACAAAAAAACATTTTTTTATTAATCTTGAAAATATTTTAATTTTTGATAAAGATAAATTTATTCAATTTTTAGACAATAAAGAATTCTTGCCTGACTCGTATACCTCCTTTAAAAATAAGATTGGGATTACCCTAGATAAAAAATATCTTTCTGAAACATCTGAAGTTGTACTTAGTTGGCCATATAAAGATTGTATCCTGGAAGGCGAGATGACAAAAGAAGATCAAAAAAGAAATGAAATATTTTGGAATGCCATACTTGCCCCTGATGAAGTTAGTCGACTACTGGATCCTAAAGTTTTAACTAATTTTAAGAAAATTGATATAAACGGCATAAATAAAACTAAGGAATTTAATCATTATAACAATCTTATTATCCGGGGAAATAATCTATTAGTGCTGCATTGTTTAAAAGAAAAATATACGGGCAAAGTGAAATTAATATATATCGATCCACCATATAATAAAGAAGGAAGTAATTTCTATAACGACAATTTTAAACATTCAACTTGGCTTACTTTCATGAAGAACAGGTTAGAAGTTGCAAAAGAACTACTTTCACACGATGGATTAATTTGGATTAGTATTAGTGACGCCGAGGCATTTCATTTAAAAATTATTTGTGATGATATTTTCGGCAGAGACAATTTTTTAGCAGATGTTATTTGGAATTCAACTAAATCTGTAACAAATACTGCTATAATATCTAATGCCCACACACATAACTTAGTATATTCCTCAAACATTGAACTGCTAAAAAAAAATAGGACAAGCTTTAGATTAGCTGCAGATGAAAAAAGATTCTCTAATCCTGACAATGACCCTAGAGGAAAATGGACGGCAGATCCTTTTCAGGTAGGTGGCGAAAGGCCAAATCAGATGTATGAAATTACAAATCCAAATACTGGAGAAGTATATTTACCAAATCCAGGAAATAGCTGGAAAAACGAAAAGATTGTGTTTGATAGACTTATAAAAGAAAATAGAATCGTATTTGGGAAAAGCGGAGAAGCCGGACCTCAAAGAAAAAGGTTTTGGAGTGAAGCAAAGGAGAGAGGTGAAGTAACTACTACCCTTTGGACCGATTTACCTACAACAACAAATGCATCAATCCACTTAAAACAACTATTTAAGGACAGAGTTTTTGATAATCCAAAGCCTGAAGGGTTAATTAAACGAATTATAGAACTTTCAACGAAAGAGGGCGATATTGTCTTGGATTTCTTTGGAGGTAGTGGAACTACTGCTACAACTGCATTAAAAATGAACAGAAAATTTATTTTGTGCGAACAAATGGACTACGTAGAAGACGTTACAGTACAACGATTAAAAAAAGTCATTGAAGGAGAAAAGGGAGGAATTTCTGAAGAAGTCGAATGGAAAGGTGGCGGAGAATTCATCTATTGTGAACTAATGAAATACAACGAAGAAGCAATTGATAGAATACATACTGCAAAATCTACAGAAGACCTGATTAAAATATGGGCTGAAATGGTGGATCACTACTTCTTGAATTATGACGTTGATATACATAAATTCAATGAGAATGTAGAAGGATTTAAGAATCTCACTTTAGAAGAGCAAAAAAAGGTTCTCGTTGAAATGCTAAATAAAAATCAGCTTTATGTCAATCTTTCAGAAATTGAGGACGCTCAATTTAAAGTGAGTGATGAGGATAAAGAGCTAAATAAAAAGTTTTATAGGTTATAAGAATGGTGCAGACTTTTAATGATAATTTATCAAATTTATTAAAAAATGATTCTCGCCTTTTGGATAAAGAAACTGGTGAGTTAATAAGAAGCGAGATAATAAATAAGGCGTTGAGCATTGACAAAGAACTTATAGGGGCGCTACTATCCGATAAAGAAGTTAAGGAAAAATTCTTTACAGAAATAAAAGGCCATTGGATATTTGAAATCAATAAGTTTGTAGATTACATTCAAGATAAAAATTTCTTAAGCGATTCGTATACCAACTTTAAGAATAAAATTGGCCTAAACATTGATGGCAAATTCCTAAACGAAAGAAACGAAGTTGCCCTAGTCTGGCCTTTCAAAGATTGTGTTTTGGAAGGTGGGATGACTCAAGAAGATGAAAAGAGAAATGAAATCTTTTTTAATGAAATTCTTGCTCAGGATGAGATTGACAGGTTACTTGACCCAAAAGCGTTTACTAACTTTAAACGATTTACAGTAAATGGAGAAGAGAAAGTAACTGATTTCAAAAGAGATCCCGATGGAACTATAAACGAAAATTTGATAATTAAAGGTAATAATTTATTGGCCTTGAATTCCTTGAAGAAAGAGTTTCAAGGAAAAGTTAAACTAATTTATATCGATCCACCTTATAACAAAGATGGGAGTAATTTCTACAATGACAACTTTAAACATTCAACATGGCTCACTTTTATGAAGAACAGATTAGAAATTGCTAAATATCTTTTAACTGAGGATGGTTCTATCCTAATTAGCTGTGATGATAAAGAAAATGCTTATTTGAAAGTATTGTGTGATGAGATTTTTACTCGAGATAATTTTGTTGCAAATTTTGTTTGGAAAAGCAGAAGTGGTGGCGGAAATGATGCAATTAATGTTGCAATAGACCATGAGTACATATTATGTTACGCAAAAGATGTAACTCGTATAAAATTTAAGAAACTCCCATACAGCGAACACCTTCTTTCTTTGTATAATCAAAAAGATGAGTATTTTGAAGAAAGAGGCCCATACAGAAGAATGCTTTTGATGGCTAAAAATATCAGATACTCCAAATCGCTAACTTACCCGATAAAGGCTCCCGATGGTTCCTTTATTCGGCCTCCTGACGATGGACAATGTATTTGGAGATGGAGCCTAGATAAATTTGAAAAAGCAAATAAGGAAGGATTTATTGAATTTATTGAAGACACTGAAGGATGGAAGATTTATACTAAACAGTACCTTAATGTAGATTATGATGGTAATCCAATTGAGAGGGGAGTTTTGATAAGAAGTGTTTTAGATACCGTAGATGGAAGAGAAGGAAGTAAAATACTCAAGAAACTATTCGGTGAAAAAGTTTTTGATAATCCAAAGGCCATTGAACTTATGATTGATTTTATTAGAGTAACTACTGAAAAACACGATGCCATACTTGACTTTTTTGCCGGTTCTGGTACAACGGCACATGCCACACTTGCTTTAAACAAAGAAGATGGAGGTCATAGAAATTTCATTTTAATTGAGCAGATGAATTACTCTGATTCAGTTACATCAGAAAGAATTAGAAAAATATTAATCATGATATAAAAGATGAAAATTTCATCTATTTTGAACTAATGAAGTACAACGAAGAAGCGATTGACAAAATCCAATCTGCAAAATCTGTAGAAGATTTACTTAAAATATGGAACGAAATGGTAAATCATTATTTCTTGAACTATGACGTAGATATAAAAAGATTCAATGATAACATAGATGAATTTAAGAAGCTGTCAATCGATCAGCAAAAAAAGCTTCTAGTAGAGATGTTAAATAAAAATCAACTTTATGTCAATCTTTCAGAGATTGAGGACGCTCAATTTAAAGTGAGTGAAGAGGATAAAGAACTAAATATAAAGTTTTATGGGTTATAAAATGACACAGACTACTTTACCACAACATAGAAATTGGCTTTATGAAGATTTTGATACTGCAAAGAAATTTGGAGTATTAGACTCATATATGGATATTCCAAGCTACGTAAAAGAGAATCTTAATCAATCTTTTGAGTTAAGGCCATATCAAAAAGAGGCCTTTGCTAGATTCTTCTACTATATTAATAAGTATCCTGAAAGAGAATCTACTGTTCATTTACTTTACAACATGGCCACTGGAAGTGGGAAAACACTGATCATGGCCGGATTAATCCTTTATCTTTATGAAAAAGGATATAGAAATTTCTTATTTTTTGTGAATTCAACTAACATAATAGAAAAAACGAAAGACAACTTCCTTAATAACACTTCAATAAAATATCTTTTTAATAAAAAAATAATTATTAATAATAAAGAAATTAAAATTAATAAAGTTGATAATTTTGAAGGTATAAGCCAAGAAGATATTAACATTTGTTTTACAACAATTCAAAAACTTCACTCTGACCTGTATGCAGAAAAAGAGAATTCACTCACATTTGAAGATTTCAAAAATAAGAAGATTGTTTTATTATCGGATGAATCGCATCACGGTCAAGTGCAAACAAAACAAAAGGTTTTATTTAAGGAATTTGAAAAGCCCAACTGGGAAAATACTGTTTTGAATATTTTCCAACAAAATAAAGAGAATATTCTTCTTGAGTTTACAGCAACAATGGATTTTTTGAATAAAGCGATAGAAGAAAAATATATACCTAAAGTTATTTTCAGATATGATTTAAGGCAATTTAGAAATGACAAATATTCAAAAGATGTAGAAATATTAAGGTCTGATACTGATAAAAAAGGTAGAATTTTATTAGCTTTGATATTAAATCAGTACCGCCAAGACGTTGCAAGTAAACATGGGATAAATTTGAAGCCTGTAATATTGTTTAAAGCCCAAAGAACAATTGCCCAATCTGAAGAAAACAAAGAATTTTTTCATGAGTTAATTGATAAATTATCAAAGAAAGACATTGAAGAAATTAAGAGAAAAACAGACATTGAAGAAATTAAGAAGGCATTTCAATTTTTTGAAAGTCAAGACATAACAGAGGATATTCTAATTCAAAAAATAAAAATCAATTTTACTAAAAACAAATGCATAAGCATGAATGATGATAAGACCTTGGAAGAAAATCAAATTCTAATAAATACACTTGAGAAATCAGATAATCAAATAAGGGCGATATTCACAGTTCAAAAATTAAATGAAGGATGGGACGTTCTAAATCTGTTCGATATAGTTCGGTTGTATGAAGGGCAAGCAGGAGGTGGCTCGTATAAAGGACAGATATCCCCATCAACAATATCTGAAGCACAGTTAATAGGGAGAGGCGCAAGATATTGCCCAGTTAGAATAGAAGGTAGGGAAGAAGAAAAATTCTTAAGAAAATTTGATCAAGATCTAGGCAATGAATTAAGAATTCTTGAAGAACTTCATTTTCATAGTCCAAATGAACATAGGTATATCTCTGAATTGAAAAGTGCATTAGTGCAAGAAGGGCTTATAGATGACAAAACAGTCGAGAAAGAATTAAAGCTAAAGGATAGTTTTAGGAATACTCCTTTCTACAAAAATGGAGTAATTTATTTAAACAGAAAAATTCCCTTTGACTATTCAGATATAACATCGTTTTCTGATTTAGGTGTAAAAGAAAAGGACTTCAAGTATGAAATTATGACTTACAGGGGTAAAGTAACAGATGCCTTAACAGATGATAAATATGATAATTTGTATATTGCAAAAGATTCCATAACGGAGCCATTGCACAAAATAGATAAACATGTAGTCAAAAATGCTATTTCAAAGAAGGAATTCTTTAGATTTGATAATATAAAGAATTATTTTCCTAAACTCAATTCAATAAATGAACTTATTGACAAAGAAGAATATCTTGCGGATATTAATATCAATTTCACAGGAACTACTAAAGACCTAGAAAATCTTACAAATGAGTATAGGTATAAAGCTATTATATCTATATTAGATGAAATAGAACAAAAATTGAAGAATAATTTAGTAGATTTCAAAGGTACTGAAGAATTTTTATCAAGTAAGATAAGCGAAATATTTTATGATAAAATAATAAAAATTGAAGTGGGTTCCAATAGAGAAGATGGACAAGAAGAATTCCTTAAGGATAAGCCTTGGTATGCCTTTAATGCAAATTACGGAACTTCAGAAGAAAAAGCTTGTGTTGAGTTCATTGATAGATTAATTAAGGAAGATTTTGATAATAAATATAAAGAAATATTCTTACTTAGAAATGAACTTCATTTTGTAATCTACAATTTTTCCGATGGAAAGGCCTTTGCACCAGATTTCGTTTTATTTATGAAAGACAAAGAAGGAAAAGAGGTTACTTACCAAATATTCATTGAGCCCAAAGGTAAATTTTTAGAAAAAACAGATGAATGGAAAGAAAAATTATTAATACAAATAAAAGAGATGTTTGAATCTAATGACTTGACTAAATTTATAGAAACTAATAAATATAGAGTTGTTGGAGTTCCATTTTTCAATCAAATAGATGAGAATTATTTTAAGGAAGAATTAATGAAGGCTATCCAACATTAATCTTCTCAATTTAATAAACTACACAAGGATAGTTAAGTTATCGACTCATTCCTCAATGAAATAATCCAAGTCAATTTTTTTAAGCTCGTACTCTACTATCTTTGATACCCCTATATCATAGTCTATCATTAAATTGGCCAGCTCTTCACCATCAATAAGAATAACTCTGGAGTCTATCCCTTTTACATACTCCTTTGCATCAGGTGAAAATCTAGAAGTTGTAATAAATATTCCTTTTTTTGCTTTTTGGCCGAGCAATGCCCCGATAAATTTTTGAATTTCGGGCCTTCCAACTGTACCTTCCCAACGTTTGGCCTGGATATATATGGCATCTAGCCCAAGTTTATCCTCTTTTATAATACCATCTATTCCCCCATCGCCAGTTCGACCAATTGCCTTCCCGGCGTCTAAACGTGAGCCGCCATAACCAATTTTTAAGATTAAATCTACGACAAGATTTTCAAAAAACTTTGGAGAACAATTTTTTATATTACTAAGCAAATCCCCCATAAGATCAAATCTAAGATTTTCGTAAACTGATTCCATTATCTCCCTAGGTGTTTTTTGATCTTCTAAAGACGGGGATTTATTTACATCCTTATTTTTTGCTTTGCCTCTGTGAATAAACTCATTGAAAGATGGAAATCTTTCAAGATATTTAGAATTTATCTCTTTAGGATTTTCTTTTAATATGTCTAAGCCTAATTGAGATATTTTGATACTTCCTCTTTGAGGGGATTCGATAAGTGAAGCTTTTAATAGATAAGTTTTTGCCCAGTTGACTCTATTTGAGAAATAAGTTTGAGTTCCACTTGGTAAAATTCTATTTTTCTCTTCATCTGTCAATTTAAAATATAATTCTAATGACTCTCTTATTTCAGAAATTGAATAAATATTTTGGTCAGATAATAGTTTCAAGAGAGGTAGCATTATTTCTTCAAAAGTTGGAATTGCCATGATAACACCTAAATTTGAAATCAATAAATGTTAAAAGAAGTAGTATATATTCTTAACTAATTATAATAAGATAATCTTCAAATAAGTTAGTTCTCTATTTAACTTACCAAATAACGCTATCTTTTTTTCTCTTACACTTTTTACAAATCAAATAAGTCTTCTCATTCTTTGGATCATAGCAGTATTTAGCAGACATCTCGATTGGCCTTGCAAGAACTACCCCGCACCTAGAACAGTTATACTCCCTCATGCCTTCATGATCCACGCAACTTCGTAGTACTTTGGTCTTATATCTATTGTAAATCCTGCCACCCTTGTAGTTGTATCCCCTGCAAATGTCCAGGACCCAGCCACAGTCTTTGTGTGGCTACCACCAGTTGTCCCAGGATTTGTTGAAGAACTAGTAATCCCCTGCAAGAATCGGTCAATTAGATTGGGCGTTCCATTGTTTCCATCACAAAGGAGCCATCCTGAGGGGATGCTTGTCAAAACTCCGCTCCAAGCTACAATGATGCCAGGCGGCACAAAAGAGGGTAATCCTGAAATAACGTTTGTGATTGAAGAGATTGAACTGGCTCCTGCAACAACTGTCGCAAGCAGCGTCGCATCGTCTGGCAAAGTTGCAGAAGTTGAGATTGTGAGCCAATTAGCCCCATTATCTGAATGCAGATAAACATAGTTTGTGCTGTTTGCAGTTGCTGTCAAAGATTCGAATGCATCAGAAACAACTTGGAACATGCCACCGGATGCATCTTTTACATATGCAGTTCCAGCAGAAACGCTAAGATTAAGACCACTGTCAACTGCAACTGTAAATCCTGTCTTTTTGCCTTCAGGAAAGAAATCCCCGAAGTACTGCCTGAAATCAGCTGAGGTGATCTTGGCACCAGCTGATACCTTTTTTGTAAATGTCATGATTATACCTTTAAAATTCTATAACGTAATAAACAGTCATTGTTTTTGTGTTACTGAAAGTTTTAGTTGGAGAGATCAACGAGTGGGTGAGAAGATCTGTTTGATTGGCAGCATAAAGTCCAAGCTCTGCCCACGTGCCATAATAATCCGCTTCGGTGTAATCAAAATAATAAGTTGCCTCAGATTTATTTGAAAAAGTGTTGTTATGCAGGCTCCCTGGGACATAAGATTTTAATGATCCTAACTGTGTTGTTAGGGCCAGATCAGCTGCTGTCGGTGCAGTGATACCAGTGCCTATTGCCAATTTTCCAATCACATGTTTATTTGCATCATAATCGCCTGTGACCGCATCCGCAAGAGCAGCTTTTAGTTTGTTAGTAATCAGATTCTTTTGCCATCGCCCTTTGATTAATGTATCACGTTCAAGACT